ATGTATAAATTTGTGTGGTGTATAACCATCTGTTGTCATTATAGTATCAGGTATATTAATCATCTCGGTGCCTTATCGTGTGGTATGTGTAGTTGACTTCTAAGCTTCGCTTTGTCTTCTCTGTTTACAATCAAATACCCCTCAATGTGAGTATAACCTTTTTCTCTAGCCCAATAAACTCTTTTGTTACCTGTCTGAACATATAGACCAGGCCTAACTTCACCATTTGCTTTTATGTGTTGAGGTTTTTTGTATTTGCCGTTTACAGTTTGTTTAATGATACTTTGTAACCAATCTTCGGTGTGTGGTGATACAGTAATAGGATAAATCATGCCATGGTTTTCAAAAGAAGTTCTATAATCAAATTCATCAATTCGTTTTTTTATCCAATCATCTGTAGGCATACATCTTAATTCTGATAAATCAAATTCTGTAATATCACCGTAAATATTATCAGGATGTTTTTGTGCTCTTAATACTATTTTCATTACCAGCCCTCGCAATATAATAACTATCAACAATATCTGATAGTGGATTACCCACCTTTGTTGTATCAAATAATTGTTTTAAATCAATCTTTGTATCTTTTAACCACGCCTCGTACATCATATCTTTATCAGCATTACCTTTTCCTGTTGCGTGTTTTTTAACAACACTTGGTACAACGGTATCATAATCCCAATTTTCTTCTCGTAATCTATACTTTAATATACCACAGTTTTCAGCAATCTGAAATATTCCTTGACCTTTAGAACCAAAAGAATAACCCTCAATATATATTTTTCTATTAGGGTCTGGATGTAAGTCTTCTAGTACGAAAATTACCCAATCACTTATCTTTGCAAATCGTTCAATTGGATTATCCCATTCATCATGTAATTGACCTGTGATATTATTACCGAACTTACCTTCATGTTTCTTTTTACTTGATAAGAAATAAAAGTTTGAATTTTCTATTTTAAAATCTGTTGTAACACAAATAGCTGGACTTGTTAATGAATAATCAATCCCAATTATCGTTCGGTTCGTATCTTTGTTCAAAGTCCTCCTCATCTTCCACTTCGTAACCACAAAATGGACACGTCAATGGATCTAAATCCTGTTCTTCTTCATTCCAAACTATTGTATATTTAGTGTCGCAAGACGAACAAGATTTTTTCTGTTTAATCATTATAATTTAAACTTTTTAAATTGATCTTTTTTCACATCTTGTTTTACACCACCAATTACATAAGATTCAATCTCTGTTTCCTGTGGTGCATTTTGAAGTGATCTACTATTTAACCAATGATCTACCCATGGTAGTGGATTAGTTTTTTGTTCGTATTGTGGTGTAAGACCAATAGCTTTCATTCTTCTATTTGCCATATACTCTACGAATTGGTGTAATAGTTTTTCTGATAAACCGATCATAGAACCATTAGAGAATAGGTAAGTTGCCCATTTTTTCTCTTCCGTTACTGCGTCATCATACATTTTGTAAACTTCTTTTTCTGTATCTTTAATGACTTTTAACATTGTTTTATCTTGTTCTCTTTCACGGTAATTATTGATAACTGTTTGCGACATTGCAAGGTGTTGACTTTCATCTCTTGCGATAAAACCTATTATCTTAGCAGAACCCTCTAATAATTTTAATTCACCAAATGCAAAACTACAAGCAAATGATACATAAAATCTTAGTCCTTCTAAAATGTTTACTGTCACCATTGTTAACCATAATCTCTTTTTTAATTCGTACATGTCAACTTTATCAGGTGTTAAAGTCCACTTATATCCCATACTGATTAAATCATCATAAGTTTTTGTAATACTGCCGGCTCTCTTTTCAATATTATTATCTTCAATAATAGTATCAAAGACCTCTGATGGATCAGGATATAAATTTTTAATTATATAGGTGTAACTTCTACTATGTATTGTTTCAATAAAATCCCATGTTACTATGCAACCCTCCAATTCTGGTAGAGAACAAAACGGTAAGAAAGCTAAACATGGACCTCTGCCTTGTACAGAGTCTAACATTGTTTGATATTTTAAATTAGATGTAAATATAAACTTTTGTTGATCTGATAATGTTTGATAATCGTTTCTATCTTTTTGTAACGATATCTCTTCAGGTCTCCAAAAGTAACCTAATTGTTGTTGATTTAATTTGTCAAAGATTGGATATTTCATGTTATCATATCTTTGTACAGCTAAGTCTGGCCCAAAAAACATCTCTGCTTTTGTGGCGTCTAAGTTTTTATCCCTATTAAATACACTTCTTCCCATTTTTTTTAATGCACCCAACTTATCATTGAGTATCTTCTACCTTTCTCTACTGGTTTAACATAGTGAGGATATAAAAAATTAGAAGGAAAAACAATACATTCTCCAGTTTCTAATTTATAATCCTTGTTAAATAATATATTAAGATCACCACCATAGTAATCTTCATTTAGTCCAACAATCATAGTAAGTATTGGTACACCTCTAGGATTGCCTTGGTCGTCTTTAAATATATCAAATATATGGTCACAATGAGGTTTCATCTCTGCATTGTTTTCATATCTGATAAACTTTGGAAAGCTATAACCGTTCCAACCTGGAAACCAATCAAAGCCTTCTTTTTTACACATATCATCTACGATATATTTTTCCAATACATTAAACAAACCGTTCATCAGTTCTTCTCTGTATTGCTTGGCATATGGTTCATCTAACCATACATTTTCAGGATCATTACCAACATGTGTTTCTTCATTTGTCGTACCATTATAAAATTTATGCTTTTCAGAATAACTTTTATCTAATGTATCAACAAGGTCTTTACAAAAATTGGTAGTATATGTATCCTTATAAGTTCTTATATAATGTCCTAAATCAGTATTCATTCTCATTTAAATCATAAAAAAATTTATCATCATCTCCTGCTGTCCACTTTTGTTCACCCTCTACACTATACTCGATTGTAGATACTTTAAAGTCTGGAAACTTTAACTTACTAGGTGTATAACTCTTATCATAAAATATAACTCTGTTATTAGGTTGAGCTGCAAAGTGTCCATTGTCTAACTTTAGAATATTAAATGACTTATGTTGACTTGGTACTTCACTATAAGTTACATTTCTTTCTAAGTTAGTGGAGTTTGCATTATCAATTGTAAACATGTACCAACCTTTATACCATTTTTTAGATGGCGATAGATACTTACATTGATTACCACTTAACATTTGTTTCTCACAAATTGTTATATCATAACTAAAACAATCCCATAATTGTAATTCAGTTAAAGGAACGTTTTCTGTAATATCAGTTTTCCATACAAAGGCACTTATAGGTAATTTGTCAAACAACGCACCATATTCCGGTATATAAGTTTCAAAATATAATGCTCTACCTTGTATTGACTTTGCTGTTACCCAAACACCTTCAACAAATTCACCATGTCCTTTTTGCAAATCATAAAGATACTCTTTCTTAACATACACATCAACGTGAGGTGTATTAACGCATAAGTATGCCATAAATTCTCCTTATATTGTACAACTGTCGCAAGCTTCATCTTCTAACTGTCCGTTTAGATGTTCACTTACTGGTGATTTTAATTCCTCTTCTTTCTCTGGCACATTATCTGACCAACCAACTGGATGAGCAGGTTCGTCAATGTCTTTTTTACTATCATATGTATTTTGATAATAAGAAGTCTTCCAACCTAACTTGTAAGTTGTTAATAAGTCTTGCGCCATTGCACTAACCGAAACTTGGCCATCTTCATAATGTTCAGGATTGTACGACCAGTTACCACTAATCGCTTGGTCAAAGTATTTCTGCATAACAGAAACTATGTTTATATATCCCTCATTACTTGGCATATCCCATAATAAAGTATAAAAATTCTTTAATGTATTATACTGAGGTACAACCTGTTTCAAAGGACCTTGTTTCGATTTCTTAATACTTAAATAGTCCCTAGGTGGTTCAATGCCGTTAGTAGCATTGGAAACCACACTAGAGGATTCAGACGGCATTTGGGCTGAGAGTGTGCTATGTCGTAACCCATGCTCTTTGATATTCTTCCTCAAGTCTTCCCATTTACAAGTTAATTTTCGATTAACAATCTCATCAACTTCCTTTTTGTAAGTATCTATTGGTAGAATACCATCTGAATATTTTGTACGGTGGAAGTATTCACAAGCACCTTTTTCTTTAGCTACTTCGTTACTTGCCTTTAATAAGTAATATTGGAAATGTTCAGTTAACTCGTCAACTTCTTTCCATGCTTGTTTATCACCGTATGAAACTTTTAGTTTTGCTAGATAATGTGCTAAACCAATATAACCAATACCTAAACTACGTCTTGCCTTTGTAGAAATCTCGGCAGCTTTTACTGGATAATGTTGATGATCTATTATCTCTTCTAAAGCTCTTACTGCTAGATCACAAAGTTCCTCTAAATCTTCTAAGTAGTTTAGTTTACCTACATTGATTGCACTTAATATACATAATGCAATCTCACCACTACCATCAATATGTTCTATTGGATCAGTTGGTAATGTAATCTCCTGACATAAGTTTGACATATAAACTCTGTCTTTAAAACTAGAGTGAGTATTACAATGGTCAATATTCATAATGTAAATACGACCTGTTTCAGCTCTTTCTTTTAAGATGTCAAAGAATAACTCCTGAGCGTTGATTTTTTTCTTTTTGATACTTGTTTTTCTTTCTGCTCGTTGATAAAGTTCGTCAAACTCTTCAGTTCCCCAAGCTTCGTACAATTCTGGCACTTCATGTGGTGAGAACAATGTAATTTCTTCTTCATTAATAAACCTCTCATAAAATAATTTTGATAATTGAATTGAATAGTCTAACTTTCTAACTCTGTTATCTTCACTTCCTTTATTGTTCTTTAAAACAATAATGTCTTCTATTTCCTGGTGCCAAATAGGGAAGTGAACAGTAGCACTACCGCCCCGTACTCCGTTTTGAGTGCAACACTTAACCGTTGCCTCAAATTTTTTAAGGAAAGGAATAACGCCGGTGTGTTGAACTTCACCCCCTCGTATCCTCGCATTGATACCTCGTATTCTACCAGCATTAATACCAATGCCAGCCCTTTGAGCAACATACCTTCCAATAGCCATATCACTACTAAAAATACTAGGCAAAGTATCAGCCACATCAACCAAAACACAACTAGCATACTGTCTAAGAGGTGTTCTAACACCCGCCATAACGGGAGTAGGAATGTTGATTTTAAATTTTGAAATTGCGTCATAATATTTTTTAACATAAGTCATCCTTTTTCCATTTGAATAATTAGCAAAAATAGTTGCAGCTATCATCATATACATAAATTGTGGAGTTTCAAATACTTTACCAGTTGATCTATCTTGTACTAAGTATTTGTCTATAACTTGTCTTAGACCTGCATATGTAAAATCATAATCTCTATCGTGGCTAATCCAGTTTTCCATTCTATCAAAATCTCTTTTAGAATACTTTTGTAATATTTCTTTATCATATAATCCTGCGTCAACACATTTGTTTACATGTTCCCAAATATGTGGGTGGTCCCATAACTTACCAATAACTTGTTTTCTTAGTGAAAATAATAAAAGTCTAGCAGCTGCAAATTGATAATTAGGAGTTTCTAATGATATTAAATCAGAAGCGGACTTAATTAGGATTTTTTGTATATCGTCTGTGGATATTCCATCATAAAATTGTAAACCTGAGTTCATCTCAATTGATGATGAAGAAACACCTGAAATATCTTCAGTAGCATATTCAACCATTTCATGTATTTTTTCTATATCTAATTTTTCGGTACCTCTTGTACCTCTTTTTACTACCTTAATTTCTTGTGAATTTTCCACCATTGGTTCCCTCCTAATTTACTTTCTTCCAATAACTTATTTTTGTTAACGCTTCTAACTTATGAAAAGTGTTATTACTTATAATACTCAAAACTTCCAATTTGTCAAGTCCAGCAATGAACATATCATTAATGTCTTTATGTCGCATATCATCTGGCCATATTACTACATTATAATTTTCTTCAATCACTTTATACATTCTATCAACAATCTCTTTGTTACGTGGTTCATTATCAAAAATGTACGTAACATTTTTAGGTTGTATATTTCTTAGTTTAACATCTGCACCGGCAGCTGCCAAACAATTATCTAAAAACAAACTATCAATAGGACCCTCTACAATATAAACTTGATCTTGTAGATTAACTCTTTCTAAACCATAAATTTTTTGTTTGTTATCATCTAATTTAATTGTCAAATACTTTGGTTGTTCTTTACCAAAAGAACGGCCTTGAAATGCAAATAACTTGCCTTGCATATCATAAAAAGGTATTATCAACCTAGGATGGTCTTTAATAATCTTTTTAAACGTGCCTGGTTTAGCTTTGTTCACTAAATGCATAAACTTATCAGCTAATAGTAATTTAGAAAAATACTTTTCAGGTATCTTTCTATTTACCACATATTGTCTTACTGGATGATTTTTTTCTAACTTATCAATAGACGTTAAATCATCCAATATTTTTGATTCAAACACAGGTGGTTTGAAGTCAAATTTAGGTTTTGGTGTCGCTGGTGCTGATGACTTATATCTTTCTAGCAGATATAACTCATGCAACTTTGGGTCAACAAACTTAATAAAGTTTGCTAGGTTTTGACCTTGTCCACAGTTGTGGCATTTAAAAAACATATCGTTCTTTATACGATACAGATATGCTCTTGCCTTAGTCTTGGACTTTTGTGAATCACCACAATGAGGACAACGGAAGTTAAACAGATAATCTGTTTTCTTCTTAAACTGCCCTAATCTGGCTGATAAATCATTAATAAATTTTAGATCAATATAACTCGACATAACACAAAGACTACTATACTATATAGTGTCGTATTTGTCAATGGTGGAATTATTGTGTGCCGTTCATCATGTGGAGTAATGGCATTAGGTTTTTAGATAGAATCCAACCAACTATGATTGCACCACCTAGTATAATCCATCTCCACTTTTCTAAGACACCTACTCTGGATCCTATATCATTTTTCAATGATTTAATCTCTATTAGTAATCTTTTTTCGACTTGATTTATCTCTTTACTTAAATCTCTATATACCGTGTCAATCTCATCAGCACGGTCTTTTATTTTACCGAATATAATTTCGTCTATTTGTTCAGACCTGGAAAGTTTTTCTTCGTGTACAGCTAACATAGACTTGATAGATGTAGAAACATCAGTTAGTTTATCTATAGCAGTATCCAATTTTGATTGAATACCAGATACATTATCAACTTGACTTTTTAGTTTTTCTATTTCTATTTTGTAGTCCGTATCTGCCATTATTCTCTCCTAGGATACAGCATTCGTTTTATAACTTGTGTGGAGGATATGTACCTCGTTTTTCTATATTTGCTGTATGTTATTATTTAGTTTAATATAGTTTTTTAAAAATCGTATTTGTATGACGAATGCTGTACGTGTATTTATAACTTTAAGCTGCCAATGATGGTACAAAAAGTTGTTGTTTTTTCATTAATGTTACTTGTCTTTGTATCCATAATTTTTTAAGTGTTTTTCGTCTTCGTCTATCTTTTTGTTTTCGTATTCTTGCCCATTCCAGATGTAGATAATATAGATTTACTTTTCGATCTTGTCTTATTTGTCTTATTACTAACTTCCTTAACTTCCTCATTTGTAGTTGTGTAATCATTGGGCTCCTTAACTGTATAGATTGATACTTTATTGGATTTACCTTTCACTTGTACATCATCTAATTTGGTAAAGGTGAATTGATTTTTGATTGAATTGTAGGTATCTTCGCCGACAATTAGTGTGGCGTCATAATTTTTAGACACCCCCTCTAATCTACTAGCTAAATTAACGGGGTCGCCTATAACTGAATAGTCAAATCTTTGATTGCTTCCCATATTACCTACATAAGCATAACCTGAGTTTATACCTATACCTATATTTATAGATATGCCCTCTCCAAAAGCCCTTGAGGAGTTTAATTCATGTAATTTATGTTGCATTTGCATTGCACTTTTAACTGCGACACTTTGGTGATTCTTTACATCTATTGGTGCATTCCAAAATGCCATAATACAATCCCCCATATACTTGTCGATTGTACCACCATTTGACATTATTATATCTGTCATAGGTGTTAAAAACTTGTTAATAACTTTTGTTAGTCCACCTGGATCTGATTTAAATTTTTCAGATAAAGGAGTAAAACCTCTTATATCACAAAATAAAAATGTTAATTCTTTTCTTTCACCACCTAGTTTTAGTAAGTTAGGATTTTGTTGTAACTTCTTCACCATTTTAGGTTCTAAGTAATGTTCAAACTGTTTCTTAATTTGTTGTTTAAGTTGAAACTCTAATACAAATCTATTAAAGATACTATGCATACCAACGACAGTTATGGTAATAATTGCCCAACTACCATCAGCTAATATTGAATATTTGTTAAAGAGATAATAAACTGTACCGATTGTCGCACCATAGAATACGACCATTTTTAAACCTACAACCCAATAAGGAGTAAATCTTGTTAATATTACTATAACACTTCCTAATAAAAAGGCAACAGCTAATTCTAATAAAAATGATATGTCTATTCTTTGTATATGTTTGCCGTCTAATACTGTTTGTAAAGTTGAAGCAGTTAGTTCATAGGCAAATCTTTCTCCAGTTGGTGTTGCAATCACACCACCTAAACCCTCTGCTGACATACCAATAATAATTGTTTTACCTGCTAATCTTACCTCTGTTTCGTATAGATCAGCTAAAGAAGTTGTAATGAAACCTTTATTCCACCTCAACCAGATACGAGCATTGGCGTCTGTATTAATAGTTTTAAAACCTGGTACTCTTAATGCAATAATACCACCATCACCTGCTTTTACTTGATAACTAGGATCACCAACTGCAACTCTAATAGTTTCTATTGCTAAAGAAGGATATATGTCTTCACCTATTTTCATTAACAATGGTATTCTTCTCACAACACCATCTACTTCAGGTGCCGTATTTGTAACACCCACACCATCTGCATATTGTCCATACTCAGGCACAGGTCCTACCATTCCACCCCATTCAAATAACCAAGGTAATGGATCACCTATTTTTGCAACGCCACGTGGCACAGCATTTTTATTTGTTTGATTAGTTCCAACTTGAGCAATAACTACACCGTTTTGATGTATAGTATTAATAAACGCATTATCACCACCCAATCTATCGTATTCTGAAAATAAAATAGGCAAGACAATAGTACCAACACCCATTTCTCTTAAATCGTTTACAACATCAGCTAATACTTCTCTATTCCATGGCCATTGACCATATTTTTCTATTGCTTTTTCATCAATAGTTAATACATGTATGTCTGTTGATATTTCTTTTTTTTCTGATTGTAATAAAAGGTCAAATGATTTCAACCTTAGAATTTCTTTTACCTGAGGATCTTTTAAACCAATCCATGTCAATGCAAATAAAGTTACAAATGCTATAGTCCAATGTGTAAATATTTTTTTCATATACCTATTTAGTTTTGTGTAACAGTAGCACTACAACTAGTTTGTGTACAATTTTGATACAAGTAATAATTTTGTGAGGTACTACTATCTTGCGTCAATGTAAGACTAGAACTATTACCACTTAAATTAATTGTGGCATTGTGGTCACCACTTCCGTCTTGTGTTACATTTACATTATGACTATCAGTCAATGTTATTTCTGCATAGTGATTGCCTGTGCCTTTTTGGTCTAAAGCTAAATTATTTGAACCATCAATATCTATAAATGCTTTTTTATTTCCTGTTTCTGTTTGGTCTACATCAACATTATTACTATTGCCATTTATAATTACTGACATATAATGTTCGCCAACATAGTTGATTGCTGATTGGTCTAAATCTACATTGTTTGATGAACCTGTTATATCTAACTTTGCCCTTTGGTCTTGGTTTTGTGTTACTGCAACATTGTTTGAAGAACCTACTATATCTAAACCTAAAACATTATCATTACCAAGTTGGTCTAAATCTAAAGCATTGTTATCACCAGTTATTACAGCTGATGATGTTAAGTCTGTACCAATTATTAAGTTGTCATCACCGTCTTGTAGAATATTT